TACTCAAGGATAACAGTTGCAGAGAGATGATGGTGTGGTGGTGGTGGTAGGTTTGGATTATTATAGTGGTTTATGTAGCCCAAGATTGCGCTGTCAAAGTTTATGACACCTGCCTTCTTGTCAATATTGAACGTAGGATTGCGGTTAGCTGTCTCAGTGTTCAAACCAAATCTAGCGCCAAAGCCATAGTCAAAGTACCAATTGCCATCACAGCAATATCCCTCGTGTCCATGGAACTGATGTCCGTGATTAAGATAGATACTCTTCTTAGTTCCCTTGATTCGCTCGTAGTCAATATTTGAGAACTGCGGCTCCAAGACATTACCATTTTGGTCAAAGAGGATATTGCACTCATGGTCCTGCAAGTATGCCTTGGCTGACAGTGTCTGTATGTTCTCAGTAAGCGGATAAAGCACACCATTATGGTATAGTGAGATGCGCACCCAGTTGACATAGTCCGATGGCAGCACATAGCGCAGTTGATCGCATACGCTAAGCTCTAGTGCTTTAATCTCTTTGAATGCGTCATAGTTCAGCTCCTGGATAGCTCGCTTGGCGTGAAACAACACCTTGTACCGCTCCTCATTGTTTACCAATGAGTGGTTGCCGGTGTACATCAGCTGAAAGTTATTGACAATGTCAAATAGGCTCACATACTGATATGACCCCCAATTAGCATCTGTCGGAGCGTTACCATTATTGGTATAGTATTGATACTGTGATATATATGGCATTGTATATTATTTTAAGTATTAGCGTCTCTTCCTGCCTCCTGACCTAGTGCGTACTGCACTACCTCAGTCTCTCTGATTGTCATACCACAGTATTGCAGTATTTTCTGAGCGAGTTTGTATTCCTCTTCAAGTGGCAGCTCAAAGTCCTGGTAGTCAGGCTGTGACTGGTCAAATAGAGGCTCACCACTTGCCAGGGTGATATATGTCCACTTAGGGTCTAATGGGTATCTAAAGTAGGTTGCATTGACCGCTCCATACCCTTTTATGCTGTTCGGATATGTCGTTATGATGCCTGCCTCATTAAGTGTATAGGCAGGGAATATTGTCGATGGAGCGGTAAGCATTGAGTTATTTAGCATTGTTATCTTGCCTACTGACACCTTCTCAGCGTCAACTCCTACTGATGAGTATATGGAATAATCTTGCCCATTAGCTAAAAAAATGTTAGATGACAAGTCAAGGACCGTTGCTGATGCCACCGCCATTACTTCTGCGCTATCTAATGTTGTAAGGTTTACGACAATGTCACCGTAAACTACTCCTGCTGTAATAAAGTTTACTGTTGTGTCAACAAGCTGGTTGACTACTGTTGCTGATGTAGAGCCTGATATTTTCTTAGTATTGTAACATAACAGCTTGTTAATCATATAGTAGTCATTGCCTAATGTTACAAGCGATGGAGCGAAGAACTGATTGACGGTGAATCCTGATGGGGTGACAACAGGAACTAAAAAATTGGAGATAAGGAAATACTCAAGGACCTCAGCAAGTGGCTGCTCAATATCAGCATAGTCTGTACCTGCCATGCGTCCATTCTCCATGTTAATCACCTTGTTATATGCGGTGAAGTACTCTTCAAATATTTCCATCTGTGCCTGCTTGGCATAGAGGTTGAAGTCCTGTGGAGAAATATACCCATAGTTGTTCTTATTGAGAACGCCCTGTACTGTATTTCTTACTGAGTTTATCATCTGTATTTTTTTACAAATATAAAAAAAAGAGGGAATATTTCACCCTCTTTTTATGCTTTTTGTTTTACGATTCAAAGAATGTATCTAGCATCCTCAACGCATCCAAGCCCTCATCACTTTGTAGGTATTGCCCTGCGAAGTAGTATGGGTCTGTATTGTATGGGATTGAACACATCTTCTTTTTACTTGTAGGTGTGTTAAACCATATTTCTCTACCATTATTTCTAATGGCTAGTAATTTCTCTTCAAAGAACGATCTGATTTTAGCTTGGTATTTAAGCTCTGGGTCATTGAATGCTTGCATAAAATCATGTGGATAGCTTCTTGCAAATACCAATATATCACGCTTCAACTCGGCTGTGGTTATCACGGTAGGGTCTTTTCCAAATAGTACCCTTGTCATCATCTCAAGCTGCTCAAGAGATAGACTTCTTGCTTGGATTAAAGCATCAACCTCTAAGTTAAGCTCTTCTACTTCATCTTTAGCTTCTTTCTCTTTATCAACCTCCTCAAATACAATATTATTCATTGGATGATAATGCAAGAATTCTTGAAGCACCGGATTTGTTCTTGCAACAGTTAAAAACCCATCCTCAAATACAATTGGCTCAAGTATTACATTTGAGTCCTGCTCATCCTCAAAAGGTGACTTTTGGTTAGAAGCATATCTTAGTACTCTATTTACGTTTTTGGTTTCATCAAACCACATCAGCGGAAACTTTGGATTGTTTCTCGATACCAATGTATATGATAATGGTGTACCTCTTTTTAACCGATATATCTTATCGGTATATTTTTTCTCTGACATATTATTTGATTTAATTAGATTTTAAAATAGGAGGGCGCTATGGCAACGCCCTCCAAAAGCAGCAATGTATTAACCGAATCTGAAAAGTACAAAGTTGTTTGCACCAAGGGTACATACGCAACGCTCAGAAAGGAAGTTTACTTCCATAGCATCCAAGTCGTTAGTTTGCGCACCACCGGCAGAACCTGTGATCCAAGTCTTGTAACGACGGTCTTCTGTTTCAGTTGCACGGTAGCGGACGTGTAAGAACGGACGCTTAGCGTTTTTGCCCATGATTTGGTCATAAACTGAAGTAGAACCGGCAGGGACTAAAAGACCTGTGATTGTGCCTACGGCAGTTGCAGCAGCATTTGAAAGACCGCCACGCATGGTGGGGTCGTTCAAGTATTTCCAGTCAGACTTGTAGAAGTCATAACCACGACGGAAACCTGTGAAACCAAGGTTCAACGCCATAGTTACGTCATTGTCAAATAGACCGTATGAAGCACCAAATGAAGGAGTAGCAGGGGCAGCAGTAGAAGCACCGTTAAGACCTGCAAGCATACCATCAATGGCGAAGCTAAGGTCACGGTTACAGAATACTACGTTCTCCTCAATAGCACCTTGTTTGTCAAGACGTTGTATAATTGAATCCCAATCAGCAAGTGATGTAGGAAGACCTGCACCCCATACGTTACCACGATTCTCAACAGCAAAGAATACACCCTCAGATCCTGCCTGCAAAGCACCACCTTGACCTAAGAAGGTAGAAGCACCAGAACCAGCAGCAGCAGGAACAGCTTCAATCATAGCAGTCTCCATGTAGTCCTCAAAACGAAGACGAGTCTCATGCTCGGACTTTAGGTACCAAAGGTAGCCAGTAGCGCCATTTTCAGTTGTTACTTCAACCCAACCAATTTGAGCCATATCAGAACCACTAATAGCGTATCTGTCTTTTAGGATAATTGGCTTGTTAGTGAAGAACTCATCTTCAGCTTCAAGTGAACCAAGCATACCTAATGTACCTTTTCTAAACTCAGAACCATAAATAAATACAGTGAACTGAGCATTAGCAACACCTGTGCCAGCTACAACGAGACCACCTGCTTCATAGAAAGCAACTGTGAATTGGTAAGGACCACCGGCAGGTGTTGACACAGCAGTAACAACAGCTTTATTGAATTGACCAGTTGCATTTACCTGAATAAATACAGTTTGATTTATACGGATAGCTGTTGATGTTACACCTGTATCATTTATCTGGAATACAGCAGTGTTAGAAGCAGCTGCGGTAGCAGAACCTACGCTTATGTATTTGATGTGCAAACGACCTTGCTCAGCCCATTTGATTTGGTCAGAGTTTGAAGGCATCTCAGCACCTACAAGGCGAAGGAATGATGCAATGGTACGATTACCATAACGCTCAAATTCTTTCTCATAAGTATCAGGAAGATACTGGTTCAAGAAATCGAAGTTGGTAATATAGTTTGATGAAAGAGCCACTCTCTCTGCTGCCGGTTGCAGCTGGAATGTTGGCGTGTTTAATAATGGCATTTTTTAAGAATTTAATGTTTTACAATCTTTTTGCACTTCGGATTTTTAAACTTCTTCCAGAATCAGGATTAATCTCTTTAACCTGAAATCCATCATTACCCTTAGTAGCCTCATTTGCCTTACGCTCAGACATATTGATATTCTTAGTCTTACGCATAAGGTCATCTGCTGCATCAGCTGCGCCTTGCTCGTAAAAGTGCTTGGCGAAGCGCTCAGGGTTCATTGCAACCGCTAACGCTTTATGGTACCCTGCTGCGTCTTTTATCATCCCTGTTTCGTCGAGAAACTTCCCGATAAAGCTTGAGGGATTGGAGTGTA